ACATATAGAGTGATATTCGTCATCACTCCAGTTATTTAAGGTAAAGACCCACTTTTTAGCTGGGTTAATGGTACTGACAAGTACTACAGGGGGAGAAATACTATTACCTCCCCCTACCATCTCTGGAACATCTGGAACAGCGGACATTGTATACAATGTTCTAGAATTTTAATTTTAAATCAATTTTTAAAATTAGAATATAAATAATAATGTTTTAATATATAAATGCCATATGGGGCATACCTCCGCAAATCGAGACGCAAGTTTCGTAAAGTCGCAATCCAAGCAACCACGCCAGTACGGGCGACGTATCGGTATAACAATAAAAAAGCGGTCGCAAGACGCGGCCCGCGTGCTACATTTACTCAACGAGTTAATCAAATCATTTCTAGCAATGTGGAAAATAAGTACACAGACACACTAACATATAACGACGCCGTCAGTCGTTCAACAAGAGCAGCATCAGTAGAGACATACACGTTCTTTACGTGGGCGGCAGGAGCAGACGCCACAGGCAGTCGCTTATTTAATTTAAATAACAATTCTACACAAAATGGTCGTGTAGGCAATACAATCAAGATTAAACGATGGGTTATGAAAGGTCTAATTGAACCCGTAGTAAGCAATACCACAACAATGGGTAATTCATTTGTTGGTTATGTCGATGTATACTTCGGCAAAATGTTAAAAAATATTGCTCCTCCTGCCAGTACATTGGCTCTACTATACCAAAATGGAATAACAGCTACAACCCCTACGTGTGTAGCCCCTGATATGCTTAATCCATTAAACAAAGATGCTTATAAAGTATATTATCATAGACGATTTAAGATGGGCGCGGCAAGCGACCCTGACACATACTCGGGTACTCCTGCGACAGCAGTTCAACATCCCGGCAACAACGATTTTAAAGTATCGCAAACCTTCGGTTTCGACATCTGTAAATACATATTAAAAAACAAGCATCTTAAATTTCCTGACAATACAGCAGGAAATCCTCCATATGTCGCCCCAGATAATGCTGATGTATTAAATTTAACATTATGGGCGACATTCACTCCACTAACAGGCCAAGCCGCCGGTACAGGTACAACAGGTACATTTAAAACATTATATAATATTAATGCTCTTACATATGCTGAATATGAAGACGCCTAAAGAGACAGAGATGAAATAAAAAAAATAGGATAGGGTTAGATGTGTGTGAGAGAAGAGTTGGCTAATGCGCAACGAACTTCGAGCGAAGTCTCGAAGGCTCGTAAGACGTTTGACAACGATGGTGCGAACACGTACATTAATCATCATAAGAGTTATAAGAACCCTGAGACAGGGCTGGGTCTTCGTCAGTACCCAGATTAGTCACATGCCATCGATCAGCCGAAAGCTTATACATATGCTTAGGTGCGAAATTGGCGAAAACGACTACGTGCGGAGAGTTGAAAACCTTCGTGCCAGTCTCATACTTAGTGTTAGAAATCAGGCCGTTCTTAATACTCTCAAGCGAAGCATAGGACACGTTGCCCTCATTGGCTCGTGGAATGTCAAGCATCACGCAGTTAATCCTATCCATATCAGTGTTGAAAATAATATTCATTATGTCTGAGTATTTACCGCCAGCAATATAACAGACAGAATGCTTAACAACACAATACTTAATAAACGCAGACTTGCCAATATTGCCTACAGCATCATAATACCAGTGGATGGTACGATCATCTGGTTCGGTTAGAATGAGCGTTTCAATGTCACGTTGAAATGGACGTAATTCGGTAATGATTTTAATAGGTTTAGGCAGACCGATGGAGAATACAAGGTTTTGCTTACTAATATAGACAATATTGGACTGACGATTGCCCTTAGCCTTGTCCCAGTGGATGCGTTTGTTGTCCTTAAATACAGACATCGGTCTGTCTTTCTTTATGAACTCCAAATACCCTTGAAGGTGTGGTGTGCCTTCTGCTCCTACCTCCTTCGCGATTAAAGTGAAATCGCATAATTTGGAACAGATGGAACATATAGAGTGATATTCGTCATCACTCCAGTTATTTAAGGTAAAGACCCACTTTTTAGCTGGGTTAATGGTACTGACAAGTACTACAGGGGGAGAAATACTATTACCTCCCCCTACCATC